CCAGTTTTATTTGGTATAGCACAACTTACCATAATGCCCGCAGTTAAAACAGTATCACCGATTACCTTAATTTTCATAGCATTCTGTGAAATTTTGGCTATGTATGCTTGAAGGTTAGGTGCAGCTTCATCGATATGTGTTGTAGCACGCTGAGAAATATCAACAGGAATAAAAGATTGTGGTGGTATTGGAGAATTATAATATTTATTTTGAAAAGTCAGAGAAGTATCAGGTAAATTTATACCGCCACCTAGATATTTTGTATCATCAGTTTTTAATATATTTGTAAGAAATTCTTGAGTAGTAAAATCAAATGTAGTAACTTTTCTTGGTCCACCAAGAGTTATTTTTTCTGTTGAACTAAATTGCTTTGGTATGGTATAAGAAATGATATTGTTATCAGTTCTATTGTAAAAATCAGTATTAATAGTACTGGATTGAACAAAATCCTTGGTTATTTTTTGAGCAAATAATGATTCAATAGTTACAAAATTAAATTCCTGAAGTTCCTTAGTTCTGTTTTCAAAGAAAATATAAGATGAAGATTTATATTGCTGTGAAACAGCTCTTTTTCTTATAAGATTTACTGCTTCATATGGATTTTTATGCGGAATAACAATATTTTGTGGACTCTGAGTAGCTTCGATATTTAAGTTCTTTTGACTGTTTAAGTAATTTTGATGTATGTCTTGTATCATATCCGAACAAAGCATATTATAGCTTTTTTGAATATAATTAGTTTTGGCATACATTGCTTCTTCAGATACACACATAAGCTTATATTGCTTACTTCTCTGTTGTCCACCAGTCATTTGCAAATCTGAAAGTTTGTGAAGAGCAAAAAAGTAACTAGCTGTAATACTACCTAAAACAGAAATAGTCAAATTTACCGTTTCATCACCGGATAACTTCAAAGTACCTAATAGATCCTTTGTGTCCAATACAATTATATCACATATTGTACCAGGAGTAAAAATGCTTTCATATATCGACATTGATACAAAGGACTGGGCTAAGTCCAGAAATCCACGGCTGGAACTTATCCCAAATTGCTCGACATTGATATCACCTAATTGATATGATGCAGCCATATTATAGTAACTTCTTTAATTGACTTACTAGTTGTCCACTATAACGAGAATTCATAACCTTTATAGATTTATTATTCTCATTGAGTTCATTTTCATAATCATAATAAGATACTGGAGACCAATAAGGAATTTCTATAGTAGGTATTACGTTTGATATTAATGTAACAGCAGTAAACGGCACTGATACATTACTTTCTCTTCCTATCAAAAAACAAGAACCAGCAACAGTATCTACAACGACACCATTTGTATGCTGTATCGTAATTTGTATTGGACTGGAGTATGATACTTGTCCAAAGCCTTCTTTTATTCCATTATAATAAACATCAACTATTTCATCCAATATTAGAGATGACGCAGTAGAAACAGTATAATTGACTATATTATTTGTTTTTACTGACCAATCTTCTTGTATTCTATTATAATTTATTATTGAAGTATTATAGTAATCATTGCCATAATTTGGTTGATAAAATTTTTGAATAGAAGAATCTAAAGCTTCATACTGAGATGTGGAAATGCTATCAGAATTACTATACCAGTTATTTCGATAAAATGAAGTTTTAGATTGTGCATATAATACTGAGCCATATTTTTTAGTAAGGTATTCTTGGAATGTGGAATCATCCATATACCAGTCATAATAAGGATCTGTTATTTTATTAGAAAAATATAATAGCCATGCTAAATAATCATCATCATAATAGCGATTTGCAATATTATCAGGTCTTTCACCAGATGCTATATCATAAAGATAATATAAGTTAGGATTATTATAGACTTTATTAAGTATAGTTGCTCGCTCAGTTATATTCAAACATATATTATTTGCATATGAAATTGTAGGAAAATTTGTGAAATATGTGCTAGGCATTATCCTTGCCCCGATCCTGAACCTTGATTATTTTGTTGTATTGATTGCATAATTGTATTAGTTAATGTTGCTGCTGCTTCCTGTTTTTGTGTTTCAGTTAAATAATCCTCACTTTTCCACAATACAATTTCCTTAATATTTAAAGTTATTTCCACAGCAGCTGGTGCACTGGAACCCCGAAAAAATGCTGGACTGTTAGCAGCAGCATAATTTACGCGCATTTTTTCTATTACTGCTTGTTTAAATTGAAATAAATTTACAGAACTATCGGGTGTATTGATAGATATATCTACTATGCTAGGATATTTATAATATAATCCAAAACCTTTTGCTAATGAAGGAAGAATATTTTTATTTAATATTCTTATAAGTTCAGTTAATGTTTGAGATTCTTGTAAATTTCTTGGTAATAATTTCCAACTAAAATTATATGATCTAAAGGAAGGTGAATCGAAAAGAACAGAAAGAAATGGATTTACTGAAGTACCAGTAGCATAACTAATTCCTTGTTTTAAATCTTTTGGAATTGCATTTAACGCAGTACCAGCGGCAAAAGCACTAACAGCATTTTCACCCGATGATGCCACAAAATTCTTTATAGAATCCAAAGGATTTGAAATGAGTTGATCTGCTGAAGGTAAATTAGCACTTTGTTGTACTGCAGCTCCTATAGCCGAACCTAAAGCTTGTTCCTGATAATGAACCCCAGTATCTGTTGATAATCTTGAGGGTATTGGCAATTTAATGCCTTCTTTAAATACTTCAATGGGTGGATCATATATGGAAGGTTTTACATAATCGGAAAATTTAAAAGACATATAATAACTATAACCGTCAGGATTTTTTCCAAGCAAATCACTAGGAAATACTAGATCTCCATTAATAGCATTTTTTGATGAAATATTTCTTAATTGATTTGCTGCTTCTATTCCGCCTGCAGTAACAAAAAGGTGACCTGCACCATTAATGCTTGCATTATAAGCTTGAACAAGTTTGTTCGACGTTCCAGACATTTTTGATTCCGTATAAATATAATTTGTATCTATTTATACTGTTAGCAATGGCAATTAAAGGCTATTTTAAACCAAAAAATCCCAAGAAATATAAAGGAAATCCAGCCAATATCGTGTATAGAAGTTCATATGAACTAAAACTCATGATGAGGTTGGATTTACATCAAGATGTAATTTGGTGGGGATCGGAAGAACAAATAATACCATATCGCTCACCCATCGATAATAAAATTCATCGTTATTTTCCAGATTTTATAGTTTGTATAAAAACTCCTGAGGATAATAAAAAAATCATAATGATTGAAGTAAAACCAAAACACCAGATAATAGAACCAGTAAAGAAAAAAGAAAAAACAGACAGAAAATATATCAAAGAAGTTTTTACATATGGAGTCAATCAAGCTAAATGGAAAGCTGCAAAAGAATTTTGTGCTAATAGAGGGTGGGAATTTCAAATATTTACTGAATCAGAATTAGGAATCAAGTAAATGGCTAGTTATATTTTTCAGCAATTAACAAAAGATGCAAGTACTGAAGGTATAAGTGCATCAACTAGACAGCGTGATGCTAGAACTTGGTTTCGAGATGCTGCACAAGAAATAACATCAGTCAACAGAAATAGATTGATGCAAGACCGTGAAAATTTAAAGCCAGTAATTATGGAATCAGATATTGGCGCTATGTTTATGTTCTTTTATGATCCAAAACATAAGCAGACTTTACCTTATTACGATACATTTCCTTTAATATTTCCTATCGAACTCAAAAGAGATGGATTTTTGGGCATAAATCTTCATTATCTTCCTCCTATGCTTAGAGCAAAACTTATGGATGCGTTATATCAAACAATAACCGATACAAAATATAACGATAAAACTAGACTTCAGATTTCATATGATACTTTATCCTCTACATCCAAGTATAAGTATTTTAAACCATGCTTAAAAAGATACTTATGGGATCATGTAAAAAGCAGTTATCTAAATATTCCTCCTAGTATGTGGGATGCTGCACTTATGCTTCCAATAGCACAATTTCATAAAGCAAGACCAGAAACAATCTGGAATTTTTCAAAGGAAATTATAAATGCCCGTTAATGCATTCAATATTTCTAATTTTTTATCCGAAATACAAAAAACAGGTGTTCTTCATACCAATAAGTTTATGGTAGATATTTTAAGTGGCAACAGCGACTTAGTAAAATCAATAAATTTAAGAGCTGAAAATGTAAATATACCCGGAGTAAACTTAGATATTACCCAAGTTAAAAGATACGGTATAGGACCATTTCAAAAAATCGCCACCGGCATAATTTTTCCTGACGTTTCTATTTCCTTTATAGACGATTCAGTAAATACGGTATGGAAATATTTATATCAATGGTTTAATGGTATTTTTCAATATACAGGAAATTCAAATAAACCTCTTTATACATTTAGTTATAAAGACAATTATGTAGCTGATATACTTATTCATATATATTCCAATGATGGAACTGAAGTGACCAGAATAAATTTAAAGGAAGCGTTTCCCACAATTTTAGGAGACGTCAGTATGGGTTG